GGGTAAATGGGGAAAAGTACTAGTGACGTGCTAGCGTTTACTCTCCACAAAGACAACGCCATTAAGGGTTGTCAATATAATCTTGCTTTAAAAGGAGATAATCATGGTAAGCAAATCTTATAACTCACTTAGTCTATTCGACAACTTTAATCAACTAACACCATATGCCGTAGGTTTTGAACGACAGTTTAATCGTCTAAACGACTATGTTAAACATCAACAACAATCTACAGGCTTTCCACCTTACAATATTCAAAAGGTAGAAGACTTTAAATATACTATTGAACTGGCTCTTGCTGGATTCAGTAAAGATGATATTGAAGTAGAAGTTGCAGATGGTGTACTTACAGTTCGTTCTGTAAAAGAAACAGATAATGAATCTGATGAGTGGACACTACATAGAGGAATCTCTTATAGAAAGTTCAATCGTAAGTTTACACTTTCTGATGATGTTGTAGTTAATGATGCTAAGTTAGAGAACGGACTCTTAACAATTGAATTAGAACAGATTGTTCCAGAGGAAAAGAAACCTAGACTCATTAAAATTAAGTAAAATAAAATCAGAGAGAGGGTTGACAAAACCCTCTCTTTGTGTCATAATGTTTATATTGAATTAGGAGATATATTATGGGATTGAAAGTATACGACCTACCGCCTGGTGGTTTAGAAGATGGTGCAGTTGCAACTCCATCAAAAGACGTAACTTTTACTTGGACATACAATCAAGAAGAATTAGATAAAACTGAACCTCTACCAAAAGATATACAAATTATTAAAAAGACTGAGCCAGATGCTTCAGAAGATGAAGTTATTACTTTAGCAAAACAAAAAAGATATAGAAAAACTAAAACTATAGAAATGAGAAAACAATATGAAGAATATGAAAAAGAGGGTAAGTTAGAAGAACTACCTTTAGATAATATCTTCAATCCAAAATTTCAACCAGCGCCTCCACCATCCGAAAATGGTATGTCAATTGTAATGCGACCACAGGCTGCAGTTCACATGATGAAAGTTGAAATACCTCTAGAAGCAATTGATGAATTAAATGAACATATTGATACTGATTTAATTGTTAATGCAGAAGATTTTTCAGATAAACTAGTTGGTCAAATCAATCGTAATGAAAAATCTGCACAAATTAATTTTCCTATAGATGATGAAGTTGGAAAAGCATTTTCAACTGTATTAGAAAAACTCGCAGTAACTTATATGAAAAATGTTACTAAAAAAGATTATGAAGTATCTATAAAAGATGCTTGGACAGTTCATAGTTATGAGGGTGATTACAATCCTCTACACGATCATGGAACTGAAACACCAATCGGTTTGTCTTGTATTTTGTATCTGAAAGTTCCAGAGCAGATTGCAAACTTACCTAATCCAGCTGAAGATTTTGAGGGATTAAATTCTTCAAGTGGTGCAGTAGATGGATTTACATATTTTACTTGGGGTACTAATGGTATGCGAGATGTAAATATGTTAAGACCGATTACAGAAGAATATGTTAAACCAGAAGTTGGAACTTTAATTATGTTTCCATCATGGTTACGACATTCTGTGAATCCGTTTTTTGGAGATGGAGAAAGAAGAACTTTCTCTGCTAATATTAATGTTATGAAAAAAGTGAGTAAAAATGAAGAAACAGATAACGTACAAGTATGACGAAGATAAAGCTTTAACAGAGTTAAAGAGTTATATTGACAACACCTATAATGAACACTACAGTAAGAATAAGTTTCAGGCGACTGAATTTATTATTGATGGTGGTCATGGTGAAGGTTTTTGTATTGGTAACATATTAAAATATGCACAACGATATGGAAAGAAAAATGGTAAGGATAGAAAAGACTTGCTAAAAGTGATACACTATGGTATAATTGCATTATACACAAATAAATTGGAGAAACTAAATAATGAAACTAAGTAATAACACGACTTCTGTATTGAAGAACTTTGCGACTATCAATCAAAATCTTATTATCAAAGAGGGTAGTACAATCGCAACAATGTCTGCAATGAAAAATATTGTTGCAAAGGCTGAAGTAGAAGAAATATTTCCACAAGAGATTGCAATTTATGATTTAAATGAATTTCTTGGTGCATTATCTTTGTTCTCAAGTCCTATCCTAGACTTCAATGATAACTATGTTGTTATTAGTGAAGAAAGTAAACCTACAACTAAGATGAAGTATTTTTATTCTGACCCATCTGTAGTTACAAGTCCTCAAAAAATGATTACAATGCCTTCAGAAGAAGTTAAGTTTACTATGAGTAATGAAGACTTATCCAAATTGAAACGGGCTGCTGGTGCAATCGGAGCTCCAGATATGGTTCTGGAAAGAAAAGATGGCACATCTTCTATTACAGTAAAAGACAAAAAGAATGATACTGCAAATAACTATTCTCTTGATGTAAATACAAATGGAGATGGTGAGTTTAATTTCTTTTTTAAGGTAGAGAATATGAAACTACTTGATGGTACATATGATGTAGAGATTTCATCTAAAAATATTAGTCATTATAAAAACAAAAGTTTTGATATTGAGTATTGGATTGCACTTGAGCCTGAATCAACTTACAAAGTTTAAGTTGAAAGGATTATATTATGGAAACTTTTTTGTGGGTCGAAAAGTATCGACCAAATACTATTGATGATTGTATTTTACCAGACGAACTAAAGAAAACATTTGGTACATTTGTTCAAGATAAACATATACCAAATATGATTTTATCTGGTGGCCCAGGCGTAGGTAAAACTACAGTTGCAAAAGCAATGATTGAAGAAATCGGTGCAACTTATATGATGATAAATGGTTCTGAAGAATCTGGTATAGATATACTTAGAACCAAAATCAAAAACTTTGCATCTACTGTATCTCTTGAGGGTGGTAGAAAATATCTCATCATAGATGAGGCAGACTATCTAAATCCCCAATCTACTCAACCTGCTCTTCGTGGTTTTATGGAAGAATTTCATAAAAACTGTGGATTTATTCTTACTTGTAATTATAAGAACAGATTGATACCACCGCTTCATTCTAGATGTTCTGTCGTGGATTTTATTATTCCTAATGAACAGAAACCTAAACTTGCATCTAAATTTTTTACAAGAGTTGGAGATATTCTAAATAGTGAGAACATAGAATTTGAACCTAAAGCTGTTGCAGAACTTATGAACAAGTTTTTTCCAGATTGGAGACGAGTTCTTAACGAACTACAAAGATACTCTGCATCTGGTAAGATAGATGCTGGTGTTCTTGTAAATATATCGGAGAGTAATATAAATGAACTTATACAATCACTTAAAGATAAAGAGTTTACCAATGTTCGTAAGTGGATTGTCAACAATCTTGATAATGATGCAGTTCGTATTTTTCGCCGTATTTATGATTCCCTTTATGATAATCTGGATGGTTCTACTATCCCCCATGTGGTTGTTATTCTTGCTGAATATCAATACAAATCTGCCTTCGTATCAGACCAAGAAATAAATCTTCTTGCTTGTATGACAGAGATTATGGGTCAGGCTAAGTTCAAATGAGTTATGAACTAAAAGACTATCTAAATGCAATAAATCACGAAAAGAAGAATCTCTTAGATACAGATGATGAGATGTGGGAAAAGAAATATCCACCTTTCATTATCAATAAATGTCTTGCACCTTTTCCAGATACAATTTTTCTGGTTAATGAGATGAATAAACACCACCAACTAGATAAGAAGTTACAGTTTGACTTTTTACTAAATAGTTTACGAACAAGGAAAAGATATACTCCTTGGCTGAAGGCGAGTAAACAAAAGAATCTAGAGTATGTAAAAGAGTATTATGGATATAATAATGAAAAGGCAAAGTCTGCTCTTAAAATACTTAATGATGAACAGATAAAAACTATTAAAGATAGTTTGAATAAAGGTGGGAAAAATGGAAAGCATTAACTGGAAACCAGAGCAGATGCTAGAAGTCGAACTGAAAGAACCAGATGACTTTTTAAAAATACGAGAAACATTATCTCGTATAGGTGTTGCTTCTAGGAAAGAACGAAAACTATATCAATCATGTCATATCTTACATAAACAAGGTAAATACTTCATAGTACATTTTAAAGAGTTATTTGCACTAGATGGTAAAGATACTAATCTAAGTGAGAATGATATTGCAAGACGAAACACAATCGGTAAACTATTAGGTGATTGGGGTTTAGTAGAAGTTAAGGGAACTTTAGAACCCATAGCTCCTCTAAGTCAAATTAAAATAATTTCATTTAAAGAAAAGTCAGAATGGTTGTTAGAAACTAAATATAATATCGGTGCAAAAAAACGAGAGGCCTAATATTGGAAAAGTTTAAGTCATTCATTACAGAACAAAAAGATATTGAAAAATATCGTGTGTTAGTTATCTCAACTGAACATGGTTCTAAAGCACAGACAGCAGTAAGGTTAGAAGACGAAGCAAAAAAACTTGGTATGCAATTTTATGTTGTCAAAATGAATGGTACTTATATTAAATTTGATAATGGTAAATATACTATTCATAAAGATGATGATGAAAAAGGATTTGAATTAGATAGAGAAAATACTGTTTGCTTTATGAGAGGAACACCAGAACGAGATAGTTATCTGGACTTGTTATCTCAATTAGAAAGAATTGGTATTCCTATGGTAAATAGTCGTATTTGTCTAGAAAGGGCCGCAGACAAATATAGAACATATTTAAGAATAAAAGACTTTGGATTAGAACAACCAAAAACTGTTTTATGTCCATCACCAGAACTATTAGAAAAAAGTTTTGAAAATCTTGATACAAAGTTTCCAATTATTTTAAAAACTCTTAGAGGTTCAAAAGGTGTTGGTGTTTTATTTGTTGAAACAGAAAGGTCACTAAATTCTCTGGTTCAAACATTATACAAAATGGATTCTCAAACAGACCTTTTAATGCAAGAATATATTAAGACAGATTTTGATGTTAGAGCAATTGTTCTTGATGGTAAAGTTATTGCAGCTATGAGAAGAAATGTAGTTGAGGGAGATTTTAGGTCAAATGCATCTCAAGGTGCAGAGGTTGAAACAATTAAATTAACAAAGTTAGAAGAAGACCAATGTATCCATGCAGCTAAATCTATTGGTGGTATTTTTACTGGAGTTGATTTTATTCCATCTAAAAATAGAGAAACTCAAAATCCAATATTTTTAGAAGTAAATAGTTCTCCTGGCACAGAAAATATAGAAGATGCAACTGGATTGAATATTTCCAAAATGTTATTAGAACATTTTATGAATAAATCAAAAAGATATAAAGTTCCTACTGAATGTGGATATTACGAGTCAGTAACAATAGAACCATTTGGTACTGTGGTTGCTAAGTTTGATACTGGAAATTCAATAAACTGTGTATTACACGCTGAAGATGTAAAGGTGGTGGGTAATCAAGTTACTTTTAAACACAAAGACAAAACTTATAAAACAAAACATTTTGGTACATATACATCTATTACTGGTGGTGGTGAAGATGAAAGATATGTTGTAAAATATGACATGGAGTTTGCTGGAACTTTATATAAAGGTGTTCAGTTTGGACTAGATAATCGTGAAAGAATGGGTACAGAGGTTTTGTTAAATAGAAAAACAATGAGATTACTAAATGTAATAGTTGACCCACAAAGAGAATTTATGGTTACAACAAAATTAGAAATGGAAGAAAGTTGATGATTAAAATTTTAGCATATATATTTGCAGCATTTTGGTTACTAATGGTAACATTAATATTATGGCCTTATGACAGTTCAGCTGGTGAATGGAATGACAAACCAGTTATGTGTGAACAAAAAGAGATTGTATTAGATACAATAAGAAGTAAAGGTGAGTTACCTTTAATAACTGGAATACAAAGTACAAAGGTTCGTGATATAGATGGATTATCAGATATTCCAGCACACACAGCATTACAGATATTTGTAAACCATCAAACAAAAACATTTAGTATATTAGAATATCATCCATCATATAATAGTATTTGTATTATTGCATATGGTGATGATTGGAAAACAGTAGGAGAAAAATTATGAGTTGTATTAAACATCAAATGATAGATGCATTGAGAACAAAGTATGAGGGTGAGTATAAGGTAGCACATTCAACATTGAATATCTATATGGACAAACCAGTTGCCATTGGCGAACATCCTCAACACGCAGAAGAAATGGATAAGTTAATCGCTGTAATGGCAGATGCACAAGATAAAATTGATATTCTGGATAGAGAATATCCACCAGAAATAGAGAAAGAGTTTCTAGCAGAAGATGGTAATGATGGTCAAGGTGGAGTTATTTCACATGGCGAAAGTACAACTATTCAGTTATAAAATACTTGACAAAACAGAATTTATAGTGTATGATAATAACTATAAATGAAACCTTTACATACCTAGTATGAGGGTATGTAATACTAACATTGCAAAAAGGAGTATAACCATGCAATTATTATTCGATATTAAGAGAAGCCTTGCGGCTTGTCCACCAGAAATTCAACATAACATTGATAAGAACAAACCAAATGGAGTAATTTTTTTAGAAAGAAAAGCTGGTAAACTTTCAGCTTTGGTTAGAAAAAATCCAAAAGGTGTGTCTTTACAACCTAGAGAAAAAGAAAAAGAAGAAAATCGTGCATTGGGAGAAACTTTATCTTTTCACAAAGATGGAGTTCTGTATGAAAAAGAAGTCATAGTAGTAGAACTAAGAGCTGATGGTGAGTTAGAACTTATTTCTGGATACAATCGTGTGGATCATCTCATAGAAACTTATGGTGATGACATTATTTATTTTTATGATGTTGTGCAATTTGAATCACCATATTATAAAACTATGTGGAAAAGAAGATATAATTCTGGGCCAGACCACCGAGCTCAAGGTGTTCCAAATACAAAAGGGGATTATGTAAAAGGTCTTATTGAATTAAAAAATAATAACTCATTTGATTCTACAAATGATGATGAAGTTAGAACTTCTATTGATTTTATGGCAAAAGGTAAAAAATCTCTAGAACAAATCGAAACTATTTTAAACCTATTCAGACAAACAAATAGTAAAGAAGTAGGTATTAAAGCTCTTAATACCACTATGGCAAATGAAGCTGCAAAAGAATTAGGATTACCAACTGGTGGTTACATCAGAAATTTAAAAAATCCTTGTTTTGGTGAGTGTGGATTTACAAGATATGGTGGAGATTTCAAATCAAAGATTGCTCAATGGATTGATATTATTGACCAACAAAATGTAGTTATTCAAATAATTGGTTTTGTTCAATTTGCAAGTCACGAT